TTCGCCAAGTCGGCCAGCGTCAGCGAGACGGTAGAGAGCAATGCCATGGTTTAAATCCTCGTAGCAGTGGGTGGTGTCACTTCTTGAACAGGTGGCCAAACATCAGATCTTCGGCACGGCGCTCGGTCACTGCCGCATCGCCTCCTTGCACAAAGTTGTCGGGGGACATTTTAGAACCAATTGCAACCATCATCTTGAAAAATTCAGGATGGGAGCCGACGCCAGTATAGGCAACCAACTGGCGGAACTCTGGCGTGCCGAAGGCTTGCATGACTTTCGAGGCTGTGGCAAGCGACTCGCCGAACTTCTCGCCGCCGATGTCGGGCAGGTTGCGGCATTCATCGGCCAGCTTGGTGTTCAGCGCGACGATCTGGTTTTCGGCTTCCTGCAGCTGCTGCTCAGGCGTGCCGGCGAGCTTCTGTTGAATGCCCAGGAACTTTTCGAAAACCTCTTGGGCCTTCTCTTGCGACAGGCCCAAGTCCTTGAAGATCTCGTGCACTTCCGGCATGACTTCCGGATCAAGCTCGATGCCGTCTGGCGCCTTGAATTCTTCGTAAACGTCCGGCGCGCCTTCATCCTTCTTGGCCTCGTCGCCTTCCTTTTTGTCGCCTTCCTCGCCTTCCTTCGGCGCTTCGTCTGTGGGAGCGGGGTCGGCCGGTTTGTCGGTCTTCACGTCGCCCAGCAGGCTGGAACCCTCAACGTTTACAGGGGTGTCAGCTGCTGGCGCCGGGTCGGAACCTGTAGGAGCGGGATCAGTTCCGCCGCCACCTTCGCCGCCACCTTCCCCAGCTTCATCTTGCAGATAATGGCCAAGCCGGCCGTGTACGAACATGCTCATTTATTCTTCCCCCACTGGGTTGATTTGGATTGCGTCTTCGCGTGCTTCTTCGGTCATCTTGGCGTACTTCTCGGGCGAGTAGGCATCGATCAGCTGCAGCAGTTGCAGGCCTGAGCTACGCCGTCCGGATGATCGGGCCAGCACCAGCGGATCAGCGCTGAAGCCATCCTGAAAAATCCCGTACTGCTCCAGCAAGTACCACATCAGGGCGCGGCCGGACCGGTTGCCCATCATGTAGCGCATGCCTCCCTTGATGCGGTTGGCCAAGAGTTTATCGGCAAGTTCTTGCTTATGCCTAATTTGCTCGTCATCCATTCGATGCGGCTCCAGAAATCGCACTCAGTGCGGTGTCGCCACCGGTTGGCGTTTCGCTGAGGGTCTTGGCGCTGTTGACCAAGGCCTGGCCTTGCTCCATGGCCATCATCTGCGCTTGCTGGTCGGCGCGGCTCTGGCGGATCGCTGCCACTTCGTCGTCCCCGCGCAGGATCGTCGGCGGTGCACCAATGGCGTCGTAGTACTCATCTTGTGCCGCGTCGGAATTGAACTTGTCGGCGGCATCCTGGAAGCCGGCGCCGATCAGGCGGGCTGTGAACTCGGCGGCGCGGTCGATGGACGACGTGGCCACGGCCTTCTGCGCCTGGGCCAGGATGCTGATATAGCCGACATCCAGGGTCATATCCTGAAGTTCTTCAGGTGGTGGCGGCAGCAGCGGTTCGCCGGGTAACAGGCCAAGCCAGCGCGGGCGCGATTGTTCGACCATGGCGTCAAAGGTCAGCGTCACCACGCGGTCCAGCAATTCCTTCTCGTTGCGTTCGATCACTGGCCCCAGCATGGAGATCTTTTCTTCCTGCAGCTGCGCGACCTCGTAGGCGGTCATGGTCGAATCGCGGTTGGTGATCAGCAGAAACAGATCTTCGGAAAACGCCTCGCCGATGTCGGTTTCACACTCGTTGATCTCGGCGCGGATATTGGCGATTGCATTCGGGTCCGGCACATAGGTCGGCTGCATGGCGATGCCGATCAGGTTATCCGGTACCCAGTTGATTCCGCCCGGAACGATGGAACCGCCGCCCAATCCTTTGAGGCTGACGGGAGCGGTACGGTTCGGGTTGGCCAGGTGCGAGATCAGGCGCATCTTGTCCGATTCCAGCTTCTGCAGCTCTCGCGACTTCGACAGCGCAATGTAGCCCGGGCCGGTGCCGTAGACGTTGTTGCCGGTGACAATCCAGCGCGGGGTCGCCATGGGGAACTTCTGGAAACCGCTGCGGCGCAGGATGCCGCAATTGTCGCCGCTGGAATTGGATTCCCAGTAGGTCGACTTCCAGGCCATCGACAGGTTGTCGACGTAACGCATGTCAGCATCGGGGTTCGGCTCGATCATGTGATGCACGGTGACGCGGGTGATGTCGCCGCGCTCGGCTGCGCTACGGGTCTGTGCCGACAGGTTTTCCATGCCGAACTTCTGCGCCATCTGCCGTGGCGTCATCTGCTCGTCGCGGTAGAAGGTATCGACGTCGCCCTGGTCGTTGGTGTCCAGGCAGTAGGAGCCGGCCGGGTAGTGGGTGAAGCGAATCACCTCGTCCTTGTGTGGCACGCACGACATCGCCGCCGTGCCGTAAACGCCCTCGGAGTTGTAGACCTGCTCAAGCGACTCATACAAGTTCGTCTTCGACAGGGTGGTGCGCAGGGCGCTTTGCACGGCGTAGAGCCAGCGGCGCACAGGCATCGTGTCCTTGGCATCCTTCGGCCGCACGACCTCAAACCATGGGCGAGACTTGCTCGACATGCCGCTCGACATACCGGCCGACAGGCGCTCACTGGAGCGGATCGGCTTGGGGTTGTTGATCTTCTGGTCACGGCGCTCGCCGCTGTTGGTCACGTCGCCTTCGAACTGTGCCGAATAGGGAGAAATGTAGGCGCGCAGGTCGCGGTAGACCGGCAGCCAGGATTTGTTCCGCTCGTTCTTCAGCGCGTTCGCCTTCTTCTGCAAGCGCTCAAGTTCGGCGTGTGGGCCTTTGTTTCCTTTGTCGTCCATTCGGATCAGCTCCCCAAAAGGCTCTTCATGCTGGTGGATGCCGGGGTGGCCAAACCTTGCGCGCCGGTGAGCATGTTGCCGGATAGGCCAGCGGCGGCCAGCTGGCGCTTCTTCTGCGCCTCGCGTGCGGCCAGGGTTTCGTCGCTGATTGCCACCGGTACCGATTCACTGGTTACGGCGCCGGACGCTTCTGCTGCGTCCTTGGCAGCCTTCTCGGCCTTCTCGGTCGGCGATAGCGCCCGGTCTGAGCCATAGAGCGTATCGCCCACCGGATCAGGCAGGCCGAATTGCTTGGCGAACTGGTGCCCAAGGTCGAACTTTGCCCAGGTCTTTTTGATCGATTTGCTCATTTCTCAGTCTCCAAGCATGGCGTAAACGAAAAGATCGCTACCGTCGGCGGCGCCGCGTTTCATGGTCGACTCATGCCGGTAGCCAATTGCGCGTAAGAATACCTGACTTGCGCGATCCGTGACGTGGCTGGTGGCTTGAACGCGGTGTAGGCGGTCGCTGTGCATCAGTTCGTCGACTCGCTGGCGTACGGCCGCCGCCAGGGCCTTGCCGTGGCCACGGGTCAATTCGCGGTTGACCAGTGCGCAAGAATCGGCCACGCCGTTCCAGGCCAAAGTGTAGAAGCTCACGGCGATCAGCAGGTCGTCCAGGTAGTAACTGGTCATGCCGCGCCCTGCCTTCTCGATGTCGCGCAGCCAGAAGCCAAACGGGTCGGGCTCGTTGACCGGGATCAGCGCGCCGTCGCCTGGCTGGTACGGCCTGACTTCAATCGCATCACGCTGCATAGGGGTCGAACTCCGTCTGCACGCCGTCGCTGTTGGTGCCTGGCTTGTGTTCACGGCGCATGATCGGCATGGCAAAGGACAGGCATAGGGCGTCGGCATCGTCCGGACTCATGCCCAGCCGCTTTTTGATGTCCTTCTTTTTCTCCAGATGAACGACTTCCTTGGCGTCGGTGTTGTAGTTTGGCGCGGTCAGCTCGCGTTCCAGTTCAGGGTCATCCTCGATGGCCAGGCCGGCGCGCAGTGCTTCGCGCATCTGCCACCACATGTAAGTCCGCATGTTCAGGAACTTCGGATCTGGTGAGGCTGAGCCGAAATTGATATCGATCACGTTGGCGTTCGGGCGCAGCTTGCGGATCTGGTCGGCCACTGGGCCACCCACACCGGTCGAGTCGACAAACACTGCGTCCGGGTTGTGTTCGTCGATCAGCGTGCAGACCTTCATGGCGAACTTGGTGGTGTCTCGGGTTTCGCTGCCGGGGATCTTCAGCTTCTTGATCGACCGGGCGTCCATGCCTCGCCGGAAGCGGATAACGTTGTTGTCGGCGCCACCACGGGCGATGTCGATGGACATGACCAGGCCGTCGAGCATGGTGCTGTAGACTGGGCGTTTGCGCGCCTCTGCCACCCAATCCTGCGGGATAAGTTGCAATTCGGATGCCCTCGGGAATTCACCGCGCACGCGGATTCGGAAGAAGTCGGAGTCTTCGCCGTAGTCTTCCAGCCATTTTTCGATTTCTTTCTTGTTGGTGCCTTCGACTGTGCGGCTGTCGATCTGGCGGTGCAGCCAGCGGTGGGCGTAGCGCGTGAAGCATTCGGAGAATCGCCCGGTATTCAGTGTTGGGTTGCCGAACGCGATCCAGATGATCTCGGTGTTCTCGTCGGTCATGGCGCCTTCGGCCACTTCCCACACTTTGTCAGCAATGCCGGATGCCTCATCGAAAATCAGGATGATGCGCTTGTCGACGTTATGCAGACCGGCGAAGGCCTCGGTGTTGTGTTCGCTCCATGGGATCGCATCGGCGCGCCACAGCTTGCGGTGGGTCTGGTCGTTGGATACCACGCTGGTGGCGTTGGTAGTGAACCAGTCGCTGACGATGGAAAGCCCGCGCCATTTGGTGACCTCGGGCCAGGTCTTGGTTTGCAGCTGGGTGTCGGTGGTGGCGGTGACGACGATCTTGCAGTCATTGCAGGTCGACAGGCCCCAGTCGATGATCATGCTGATCAGGGCTGATTTACCGATGCCGTGGCCTGAAGCGACGGCAATGCGTAAAGGCTGGTGGCGGGTGGTTGGGTTTTGCAGGTGGTCGCCGATGTCGCCGAGAATCCCTTTCTGCCACGCTCGCGGCCCGGTCTTCTTGTGCAGTTCTGTGCCAGGCTCGCCCCATGGATAGGCGTAGTGGACGAATCCCAGCGGGTCTTTGTCGAAGCTGGCGATGTCCATCAGCAGCGCTTCGTCAAACTGCGCCTGCGTCAGCTCAACGGCGGCACTCACTCGACGGCCTCATCGCGGCGCTTGCGTGCCTTGGCCAGTCGATCTGCCAGGGTGCCGGCGTCTTCCTCGATTACGCGCTCGGCGAAGGCGCCGACGTCGACGTGCTTGCCAAGCAGCTCCAGGTTCTTCAGGCGGTCGATCCACTTGATCTTCTTCAGCACGCCCATGACCTTGCGGGCATCGCCTTCGCCTTCGAACAGGTCGGCGATCTCCACGCCGTTCAGGGCCTGGCGCCAGATCTTCGGCCACTGACTGAGTGGCTGCAGTGTCATGTCATCGTTGAGGATATCGATGATATCCATTTGATCCATGTCATACAGGCGTTGCAGCACGTAGTCGGCATCGACCTGTAGGCGTTCGCTGCGTTCCTTGCGCAGCTTGGCGATGTAGGCCAGGCACAGCGGATCATTGATCAGTCGGTAAGCGGTGGCTCCCGAACTGCGGGCCGAGTAACCGGCGCGGCGCGCAGCCAGTGCGCCGTTCAATCCGTTGTCGGAAATGTAGTATTCGCAGAAAAGCCGGGGCTTGCCTGTTGGCTCCCCGGCTTCGTTCTGCTTCTTGCGTTTCGGTAGCGCGTCGTTCATCCCCATTTTCCTTGTTAGGCGCTGACCAGCAGGCCGTCCCAGTTACCCTTCAGCGCTTTGCGGTAGTCGAAGCCGTTGCCAATGGTTGCCGGGTTGGCGCCGCCGTTGGTGTATCGCACCACATAGCTGGTGTTCGCCTTCAGATAGATCTTGCTGTCATCGCCGGGAACACTGACGGACGTCTGGCCTGTACCGGTGCTGGCGCGGTAGGTATTGCCGGTGATGACTGAGCCAAGTGCGCCAGGCGTTACGCCTTGCTTGACGGTGGCTGGTGGGTTCGCGGTGTTGGAAAGTCGGCGGTTCAGCAGGCGTGGATCGGTGCCGACGGTGAAGTCGGCTTGAAACAGCTCTACGGTCAGGGTTGATTCGCTGCTGCTGTATGCGCGCTGAAGAATCGCCACCTCATCAGCGCCGGTGGTGATGCCGGTATAGGCCACGCCAGCGGCGGCCACTCCTGCATAACTCAGTTCGGCGCGGAAGATCAGGCCGGCTGCAATTACGTATTCATCGAACGTCATGGCTGGGGTTGGCATTATGGCTTTTCCTTGTGTGGGCAAGTGGCGCAGCGGATTCGGTTGATCATATAGATTCTGACGTGTGGCCAGATTACCTTCATCCACCAGTGTCGGGCACCGACGGCGGCGAATGTGCAGTAAAGAACCGAATCGGCTACCTGTGAGTTTGGGCGACTCAGCTCGCCAAGGGCGGCAAGCACAAGGAATAGGTATAGGACTTTTCCGACGATGCCGTCACTGACCCTGTGGGAAATCAGGCACCAGAAGGCGTGGATTGCGATTATTACAACGGCACATGCACCAATGAAGATCATTCGCTGTCACCTCCAAACCGGGATTTGATAAGGGCAACGAGATCAACCGACTTCACGGCACGGATTCCAGCGGCGAGTAAGGAAGCCCCGAAAGCCCCTAATAGGAACCCGACACTGCCGGCGAGTTCCGGAATGATGCTCCACTTGTAAACGGCAAGCGGGGTGGTGAAGTAGGAACAGGCCACGCCTGAGAACAGGAAAAACAGTTTCCCTTTCCAGGTGGTCAGTTCCTTTTCAATCGGTAGGACCACGATGGCGCCGATCAATCCGGCGAGTACAAGTTTTGTGTCGTCCCACATGCTCATAGGCCGGATACCCCTTGGCTGTTCGGTCTTGTGTGGTGCGCTGCCATCTTGCCTCCTGGTTGTTTTGTATTCCGTAGACGAACAAAAGCCCGGGCATGCCGGGCTTGTGTTCATCCACTGGCGCAATGGGGGAACGCCTGGCTGGGATGCGCGAACTATAGATGGCGGCAAAAGGCTCGGTCAAATTTTGGGAAAAAAAATCCCGGCTGGTGAGGGCGAGCCGGGACAAAGATGCCTGCGATGGCGTGGCCGATGTTATCGCTTGCGGTTCAGCATCGCCAGCGCTTCCTGCTCGTTGGCGATGATTGCGATGCGGTTGGCCAGGGTGGCGATACAGGCGTGCAGGTTGTTCAGGTCAATGTTGAGCTGCTTCTGCGCGCCTTCTTCCATGTGCAGGTACTTGTCGCTCTGCTTGATCTCAGCCAATGCTTCAGCCTCGATCTTCAGGAAGGCGCTGGCTACCTCGATGCGCAGCTGATCGGGCGGCAGGTCAGTCAGCAAACCGATCTCGATGTGCGCCGGTTCGAATTCATCGGCCGGCAACCACTTCAGTTCTCCGCTGTCGTCGGTGAAGGCGTAGCCAGCGCGGCCGTCTGCGTGCTTGTCAGGCCAGGCGTGAACGGTCAGTGGCTTCAGGTAGGTCTTGGTCATGGTGTTCGCTCGACTGGTGGGTTTCAGGTATTAGGCAGGCTGGCTTACGGCGCCGACGCGGGTATCCCAGCACGGATAGATCTGGCCGCGCTCGCGGATCAGCACGTACTGGATATCCGAGTCTGCTGCCTTGACGTCATCCAGCAAGGCAACAGCTGCCTCAAGCGATTCCGTCTCGCGTTCCTGTGCGACGATGGGCACGCCGTCCTGGGTTTCTGCGTAGCAAGCGATCTGTGTGTATTTGAAGGCCATGGTGATTTCCTCAGCTGCTGCCAGCTTTTGCCGGGTGTGGATAAATCAGAATTTTTCGAAGTCCCAGCCACCGCCAGCCTTCTTGGTTTGCTTTGTGACTGCGATGATTTGGAACGGGTAGAGGCTGGCGGCGACCTTGGTTTTTACCCTGGCGTCGTCGGTCCAGAATCCCTTCACCTCGTGCAATTCCATGTGACCGGTTGCGAGCATTACCGCGAAGTCTGGAGTGTAGAAGGTGTTATCTGCCAGGCGCAGCTTGATCCCTTCGAACTTGAACCACGCGATGATCCCGAGGCTCTTGCGATTTTCCAGATAGATCTGGTAGTCCGCCTCGGTCTTGTTCATTTCGCCGGTCTTGAGACGGCCGAGTGCTTGCAGATTACGATTCATCACTGGCCGCGTCCTTGTCCATTTCTGCGCTGGTGGCTGCGAACTCAAGCGATACCAGAGTCAGCGACAGGAACGCATCCTCGCCGCCTTCCTTGAGAATATCGCGCATGTCCTCGGCATACATGTAAATCAGGTGCCGTCGCTCTTCAGGCATGGCCAGAATCATGTCCTGGATCTGTAGCAGGGCTTCGTGCTGCGGGGTTTTCTCGTCACTCATGTTCTCGGTCCTGTTGTGGCCGGCTCGATGCGGGCTCAATGGTGAATTCTGCGGTGGGCCAGATGAGGCTGGCGGCGTATCGCGCTTCAGCCTCGGTGCATTCATCCCCGCCCATACTGAAAGGCGGGTATCCCGGAACGGTGACGCGCCAGGATTTGTGCCGGTCAGGCTTCTGGCGCGTCGTCATTCGGCGCAGCCAGTTCCATGATCGTCTGGATCACTTCGAAGTCTGCAACTTGATCAGGGGCCAGAGCGACGGCGGCGATCCGGTGGATCTCGGCGAGCTTGCCACGCAGGACATCCAGGTTTTCAGCCTGAATACGGGTGCCGGTTCGCAGCGCCTCCAGGTCTTCGGCGGCGGTGGTTGGCAGAATATCTAGGATTACTTCCCTTATCTTTCCGGCGACCTGTGCGCAGTTTGTGGTAGCGCCTGCGCGGCACAGGGTTTCGATCAGGTTGGCGGTTTCTTGGCTGATGCTCATAGCGGTCTTCCCATTGGTTGTGGTGCGTTATTGGATATTCAATTCTTCGCGAGCGGCGGCGTGGTTGCGCAAGAACTTCTGCTCAAGCGCTGCCTGCTGTGCGTCGGTGCCGTTGGTGAATGCGCCCGGGCGCCAGGTGCGCAGATACAGATCGAAGGCGCCTTCAGCATCGGCGATCTTCGGCAGCGGTTTCGAGTCGGACCACAACAGCAGTCGGGCAAAGCAGGCGGCCAGCACGTCGTTGTCCTCGATGGCTTCCCAGCAATCTCTAGGGGTCGCATTGAGCTCAAGCCTGTGGCAGATCGGGATAATGAGTGGACCGGTATTATTGTGGCTTAATACGCCGTTAACTCCGCCACCTATCTCCATCTGCCATAAGCTGCGCGCTGGGCCCTTCGCAGTCTTCGGGCCAACGATGTTTTCTTTGGCAGTCGCCTCGGTGCGCTTGACCACCTGATAGCGCCGCTCTTCCGGGTCTTCCTGTTTCTGGATCGCCAGCATCATCAGGCGGGCTGCCGGGGTGTCCATGCGATCAGGCAGGTGCTCGGTTAGTGCGGTACGGATGGCGCTGACAACGATGGCGCTCATGGCTTCACCTCGTCCCAGTGGATTTCAAGCCAGAGATCTACGAACTGGCGTTCGATGGCATTGCATGAGCAACGAAAGCCAAGTGCGCGCAGCTCCTTGAGAATCGCCTTGCACAGTTCAGGATACTGATCCTCATTGCAATAGGTGCTGGTGCCAAACCCGTAGTCGCGCGTGGTGTATATGTATCTTCCAGCCTCAGCGGCCTTGGCGATGCCGGCCAAGATGGTGTCCACGGCAAACGCTGGATCTTTCGCACGAGCCATGTCGCGAGCTTTATCAGCTGTGATTCTGTCCGATGTATTCACTGTTGAATCTCCTTGCTCCAGCGTTGGAACTCGATCAAAAGGTCCCTGTTCTGGCGGGCGCATTGGTTGTTGTCGGTGACGGTGCCGATGTCGTCGGTGTCGTCCGGATCAGTTCCGACCGGCAGGTAGGAGCATACCGGCGCCAGCAGACGCTGATCCGGCTGCGCTGGCTTCGGGCAATGCTGGATCGCTCCCGAAAAGGCTGGCGTTGTAGAGCTGCAGCCAGTCATCAGTGAGCTTGCAATCGCGATCACGCCAGCGGTCGCGATACTTAATAACCTGTTTGTCCACATAGACAATTTCCTTCTGTTGCGCGATCTGTCGTTGGTCGATACGTTCGCTCGACTTGTCGGTGACGGCTTGATTTCTGGCTTCAGCGGCCACGCCGGCTTCAAACGCTGCCTGTTCCACTTCGGCCTGTTCGCTTTTGTAGGCGGCCATCTGCGCTTCGCATCGAAAGCCTCGCTGCTGCCATCCGGCATAGGCGCAGCAGAGCATCACAGCGAAGATGGCTGTGGTAACGGCCAGGTACTTGGCCACCGGGTTCATTGATCGGGCGCCAGCAGGACCAGTAGGGCTTTGCGCTTGCTCGGTGCCAGGCCGCGCACGGCCAGGATCATCGCCTGCTCGTCTTTGGTCAGGTGACCGTGATCGATGGCGGCGGTCACCGGGTAATCGCTGGCAATCGAATCTTCCAGGCGGCCGATGATTTCAGAGTTCATGCTGCGATGATTGCGCAAGGCAATGTCAGCTATCTGTTCGCGCATACCGTCCGGCAGGCGAACCACGAATTTGTCAGCGGTGCGAGAGTTTCCGTTCAGCATGGTTATGCCTCTTCCTGTTGATCGTTGAAGGTGAAGCCGTAGCGGGCGGCGATCTGTTCGACTTCGATGCGGCTGATGCCCAGGCGTTTGCCGATACTGCTCGCCGGCAGGGACTGGGCCAGTGCCTTGATGCGCTCTGCCAGGTGGTTGTCACGCAAGGCCGAAGCCCGGCGCAGGTGTTTGATTGGGTTGAAGTTGGCGGCTTGCATGGCGCTCCCCCGAAAGCCGGGGCCGAAGCCCCGGTGATGATCAGTCGTAGATGGCGCGGCCGCCTAAATCGTTCTCGGCTGAGATCACACCGTCCTGCTCCATGCGCAGAATCATGGCCTCGGCGGTTTCTTCAGTGACGGCGAAGTTGGATTTCAGGAGGCTGACGCTAACTTTTTTCTCGCGCTGCACCAGCAGGATGGCGTCGGCGTATTGGTCTTCGTCGAATGGCGCGGGTTCTTTCGCACCGGTTTCTTCTTTGGCCACGGCGCCAGGTCCATGCTTGACCTCGGCCACGGTCATCGGCCGCTGATCCGCCGGGATCAAAGTTCGCAGGCCTTCATCATCCGGCGCGCTGATGATGCCGTTGCTGGCCAGGGTCAGGATGATGTCGGTCACTTCCTTGCGCTTGACGCCAGCCGCCACCTGAATGGCCTTGGCGCTGATCTCGCCGCCATTGGTGACGTGGATGAAGGCCAGTTCATACGGCGATACCGACTGCTCAACAATGCCGATAACCTCGCGGCCGCCGTTGGAATTCATTGGCGTTACAACGCCGTCCGATTCCATGCTTTCAATCATGCGTGCGGAGCGGTTGTAGCCGATCTTCAGTTTGCGCTGAACAGCCGAAATTGAAGCACGGCGACTTTCAATCACAAACTGTACGGCATCGCGATACAGCGGGTCTTCACCTTCCGGGATGTCGTCATTCGACTGATACTCATCGTTCGGCCCAGAATCCAGTGGCAAATCCGGTTGGTCCTTCTGCGGCTTGTTGCTGTCCAGCGCGCCATAGTATTCATCCGGCGCCAGCACGAGCAGCACGCGATTGTTGACGCGGTCGGTCAGGGCATGGCGCTGTGGATCGTCGCCATCGGTGTCCAGCACTACGCGAAGGCTCTTGCCGGTGCCCATGTAGGATTTCATGGTGCAGGTGATGACAGACGTACCAGCGGCAGCAATGACCACCACAGCGGCGCTGACCAGATCCTTGACCGCGTCGTTCAGCTCGTCGATCAGCTTGCCTTCCTGGTTTTCCTTGAGCTTGGTGTGCTTGCGCACGGCTGTCAGCGTGGCTTCGACCAGGTCGCGAGTGATGAACTTGGCGGCGAACTCATGCGCCGGAACGCCCATCATGCGCGCTTGTTCGATCAGTTCTTTTTCGTTCAGGTCCATCGGTTAAATCCCATTTTGGTGAAGTTGCGTTAGAGTGGCCAGTATCTTTGCCATTACATTTGATGTCAATCACTTTGCCAGCATTAAATCAGCGTTTTTGTCAGCTCCATCAGTTCGGCTTCAGTGCCGAATGCTTCGATGAAAGCGTTCTTCGATCCGTGAATGCTCGGCACTGACAGGCCCGCTGTGCCTCGATGGTGCATTGGGCATAGTCCTATAGCGTCGAAGTGGCTGGCGCGTCGTCCTGCGCCCGTGCCGGCTCGCGGGTGGTGAATTTCTGCCGGAGTTCCTGGTGTGCCTTGCTGGTAGCAGGCAATGCAGCCCAGTGCGGCGACTTTGTTCAGGTGTTGGCGTTCGGTCTTGGTCATCAGTAGCGCCCATTCCAGTGATCTTTCTGCGTCCACTTCACGCCATGCTCTGCGCCAAAGGCTTCGATCCATTCAATCAGCTCGGCACACTTCTTTACGCTTAGCTTGCTGGTGCGCTCGTAAAGTACATCGATACCCTGGCCGTCGATCGCAGGGATCATCTGGATCGATGCACCGCTTTCGCGCAGCCAGGCGGCGGTGCAAAGGCGCTTCCAGATGGTGACGTCCCATTTCATCCCGGCGTGTTCAACCTGTCTGGCGATGTCGGCCAGCATCGCGTGCAGCTTCTTGTTCTGTTCTGCGCTGCGGTCTTCGTCGTTGATCGCCACCGTCCTTGGCTTGGCAAGATCCAAGCCGGCCAGGTGGCCCATCAGTCGGGCGCGGTCGTGTTCGTTGGCCAGCTTAAATTCCATTCCTTTCCTCCTTTGCGCGATCGCGTCGGCGCTGTTCTGACTCGTTGGCGCATGTTCTGCAAATCGAATGTCCGCGCTTTGTTGGTCGCCTGTTACCGATCCAGCTGTGGCCGTTAGCGCAATGTGTTTCCGTGCTTTTTACTTTGAAGTATGGCTTTGAGCGGATGTTGTTTATTCGCTGAGTCACAGCCTCAAGGTGATCTGGATTACAGCAGGAAGTGTTTCTACAGCAATGGTCAATTGTCATGCCTTCCGGGATGGGCCCCTTGAAGTACTCAAAAGAAAACCTATGCGCCAGATCCATCCCTTTCCCTGCTGGCCTAAACTTTCCATATCCAGCAGGGAGTTTGCTTGCTGTCCATACCCAGCATCCAGTTTCTGTATCCACGTAAAACTTTTTGTTGAATCGGATCAGCTCCCGGTCTGCATCGGTTGCGCCGACCAGGCCGTTTGCGCTGCGAACTAAAGCCAGGTCGGCCATAACTACCTCACTTGATGCTGATGGATGACTTGCCGATTTCGCTGTGAGCGCCTTCGACGGTCTTGCCTTCCTTGATCGCCCTGGCAATCTCGGCCTTCATCGGCGTGGTGGTGACGGTTGTGTTCATGTACTCGTCTGGGATCTTCGATTCTTCGTCGATGATTACGATCGGCTTTCCTTTTCCCAGTGTGATAGTGAACAGCGGATGGGTGATTTTCTTGATCCCGGTCCGCTCCATATTGGCGCGCAGGTATTCTTTCAGCGAGGTCTGGCGGTTTTCCATCACCTTCTTGCGTTCGGTCAGCCTGGCGATCTGCGTCTTAATCGCTTCGATATCGCCATCCATGTTCAGGGTGACCATGGCCAGCGCCTTGCCTTTTTCCTGAAACTCCCCCTCGATGCCTTCCATGGTGTCGCGCAGGGCCACGGCAAGGTCTTCATCGCCGGTTTCAGCCAGCGCGGCTAATTCTTGGTACTGCTTACCGATTTCGTAGAGAGCGGTCATTGTGCGGACTCCTGGCTGGTTGGCGCTGGCTCTTCAAAGCGCGCCTGCTGTTCTGTGTATTCGCGGGTGATGCGGGTCACTGCTTTCTTGTCGTCGCGTGCGGATAGGCGGCGAACAGCCACGTCATGGAAGGCTTTCAGTTCGTTCTTGGTCTTCGCGGTCTTCAGCGACTCGATCACGGACTGGATGTAGTCCAGGCGCTCTTGCTTCTGGCGAGCTTCCTCGGCGATCTGGTCTTCTGCCTGCTCGATCTTTTCGTCATCCTTGCGCTGACTGACGTATTCCGCATCGTCAAACAGGCCAAGGAACACGTCGGCGCTGAAGCCAAGCATGGAAAGTGATTTCTTGATCGCGTCGGTCAGCGACTTCTTCGGCGCTTCCGGGTCGGTGCTTGTGCCGTAGGTGGATTTGTAGAGGTACTTCGTGCAGCCGTACTGTTCAAACTGGCCGCGCTTGCCGTCAATCTCCGCCCAAAACAGAATTTTCACAGTGTGGTTCAGGGCGTGGCCAAGGCTGAAACGCTTGTCTCCTTCGCCGGAAAAGATCTCCGCGCCAGGGTCATAGCGCTCTTCCAGAACTGTCCAGCCGAAGCCAAACCCAGCAGGCCCGAAAACCTCGGTGGCCTTCATGATCATCGCTGTGCCGTTCAGGCTGGTGATGTTCTGCCCGTCGACCTTGGCGGCCTTTGTGTATTTGGTATCGGTCGTGCTAACCAGATTCCAGATGCGCATATTTTCAGCGGTCATTACTTGGCGCTCCATTTTTCCGAAAGGTTCAGCAGTTCTTTGAATGCCATGCGAACAGGGTGGCGCAGTTCGCGCTGATGCTTGGCCAGCCACTCTTCCAGTTCTTCGCGTGGGCTTTTCGATTTCATGTGAGTGGCGCGCATGGTCTGATGCTCTTGTGCGCCGCTGACTGCTGCGTAATAGCTGCCGCCTGTGTAGACAGTTTTAATCATGCCCTTTGCGACAACCGAATCCAGTTCGGCCTGAGACTTCACGGCAATGGCGCCGGGGTTGGCCTCTTTAAACTTGCGATAGCAGACTTCCTTCAGGATCTCAGGGCAGCCGTATTCCAGCAGGCTGAGATCGCGCACGTCATTTTCCATCATGTCGGCGATGTGATCCCAGCGCTTGGTGTCCAGCCACATTTCCTTCGCCATATGGCGCAGATCCCAGCTGTCGACTGTCTGCCGGTCGCGCTCAAGCTTCAGATACTCGGGCAACACGTCGTAGCCATAGGCCAGGTCGGTGTCGCAGACGAACAGGCCGCCGACGTATAGCTTGCCCTGGCGGCTCGGCAGAATGCTGCCGAAGCGCGTGCCTATCACATCCGTCATCGGCGCTTGCATGAACAGGCACATTTCATTGATCAGCGTGGTGTCGTCGTGGTGCAGACCGTCAACCTGGAACGTCAGACCCTGGTTGTCGGCAATGGCTTGCTCGGTGATCTTCAGCACCTCGATGCCGAACAGGTCGCTGTGTTCAAAGGATGGTGTCCAGCTCACACCGCCATTCAGCACCGTGACGGGATAGCCCAGGCGGGTCAGCACCAGCAGCGCCAGCTTGAAGCCTTCGCCAAAACTGCCGATCGCATCGCGGTCATCGGCCTTACTGGTCTGCCCCAGCACCAGCGTGCTGGCCGGTAGGGTGTCGAAGCGGCTGGTGATGCTCAGCTGATGGCCGACGATGGAAAACTCATTTGGCGATTCGCTGTCCAGCATGTTCTGCAGCAGCTCGCGAACGGCCTCGGTAATGCCCCAGTGGCGCACGTAGTCGCGGGCCAACGGCAATTCGTAGGATTTGGATTGAACGGTTTGCATCAGATAATCCCCATTATCAGGCGCCGGAGTGGCGCTGCGTTGCCACTATAATTGCCACCACAAATGATGGCAATTTATTTATGCAGTTTCTGCGGAAATAATGTTTTGCACGGTGCGGCTAAGGCTCTCGATGGCGCGCTTGAATATCAGCACGCGGTCGATGGCCCTGGCCCACTTGTCGCGCTGGATGATTTCGAACAGTTCGACTTCGCCCAGGCTGCAGGAGATCAGGTAGAAGTTTTCGCCTGGCTTGCAGGCCCAGGCGATCACTGGTTGGCTCATTGATCCAGCTCCTTGACCTTGTCGATTTCAAAGACTCCAAACCCTTCGCCACTCAAGGCGCGCAGTAGTGAAAGCCCTTGGTCGATTAGATCGCCACCCGGTGATAGAGCAGCCAAATTGACGGCCTGCCCAAGCTTGTGCGCTTCGACGTTACCCGGCTGATCGTCGAAGGTATAGGCGCGCTTGGTTTCTGGAGAATCGTAAGCCTTGCCGTAGATCCCGATCTTGCACACCTGCAACACCACCCCGGCGCCGCCACCAGAATGGTCGGGCGATAGCGTAGCGGCCTGTGACGTAATGGCGCGGCGGATATCCAGAGCGGTTCCGGCCAACAAATCGCCGCACTTATCAAGGTATTCGTGCAGGCTTTCCACACCGATGCGGCTTTGTGTATCGCAGACTAGATACAGCTGGCGAAGCGGAGTGCGATTGGCAAGGTCAGCGGCTATTTTCATGAGCGCTGAGTTGTCTTGGCGCGGCGCTTCCGGGGCTGCGAGCAGGGCGCGGGCTTTCCAGATTTCAAAGTCTTCGCGCCACCCTTGATATCCAACAACGCGGCCTCTGCTTACTGTCCAAGCGTCAAAAGTTGCGCGCTCATTGATCGGTTTACTCGTCATGGCTTGCGGCCTCTGGATTGGGGTTGAGGGCGGCTTGAATCAGGTTCCAGTCTTCAAGCGTTATGCGGATTTCGCCCCAGCTACCGGAGCCTGAGTTTGGATCGAATCCGTAATTGTTCAGCGTTTCGAGTGCTTCACGCATAATCGCATTCCGCCGCTCGGCGTCCGCAAGGCGCTGCTGTGCCTTGCCTTCTTCAGTGATCCAGTAGCTTCGTCTGGCGCGAAGATGAACATGCAGCCTCAACAGCGTTTCACGGTCTTTGACTGCGCTCGCCAGCTCTTCCCGCAAAGCAGCGAGCTGGGATTGGGCGGCGTCTTCTGGTTCTTCAAATTCAACAAGTGTCGTGCTGCCTTCTTCTGGATACTCAGCTGTAGCCAAATGAAGTCCGTAAACCTCTTTCCCGTCATCGTCAGTTACGGCGCCGATCCAAAGCAGCCCGTCTGAATATTCGCCGAATTGCGAGTCGTCGCCATCACCATCGCCGCAATGGAAGTTGATTGCTTCGATTTTTTCTTTGTCCAGCAGCATTGATGCCGGTACAAGTTTGAAACTTTTTTGATCGCTCATTCCAAAATCTCCCTCATTCGATAATCGGTGCGGTTTAATCACTCAGACAAGATTCTGAATGCTGCTGCCGCCACTCTTGGATCTTGTCCATTTCCAATGGCGCGGTTCCGGTCCATCCTATCGGCCATCCCATCAGGCTTTCCCAGAAATCCGGGTTCACATACAGCTTCCCGGTTGGCGTTCCGCGCAATTTGTTCTGGCTTCCGCCGATCTCCTGGAACGTGCCCCCCCATCGGCTTGAGCCATGGCATGGAGTCGGCCACGATCCAGCAACGGGATCTGGTGTGAGCGGCGCCAACATGGTTTGATCCCAGCACTCCCCATCGTGCAGAGAACCCCATGTCGGCCAGATCTCCGAGGACAACTCCAAGCCCTCGATGAGTGAGAGCTGACGAGTTTTCCACGAACGCGAATCGCGGTCGTACTTCGCCAATGATCCTTGCCATTTCCCGCCAAAGGCTGCTCGACTCGCCTTCGATGCCGGCCTTTTGTCCAGCCTGGGAAATGTCGGTGCAGGGGAACCCTCCAGAAACGACATCAACAATTCCATTCCAAGCTGTTCCATCGAAGGTACAAACATCATCCCAAATGGGGAATGGTGGAAGATTCCCTTCATTTTGGCGCTGCATGAGTCTCCTGGAGCAGAAGGTATTGATCTCAACGGCGCAGACAGTTCGCCATCCAAGCAGCTTGCCGGCAAGTATTCCGCCACCAGCGCCCGCGAAAAGTGCCAGCTCATTCATTAAAACTCCCACGCTTCGCCCGACAAACCAGGCAGCAGATGACGATAGTTATTCCAACGCCGACTAGCGGCCAGCAGGCGGCTAGGTAGAGGGCGGTTTTCATTCAGGCTCACCGATATGCATCCAGTGCGTGGTTTCAGGCCGCGCCACAACGCCGGGACCATCCGCGATGCATTCGATTCCTTGGCAAGCATCCTCAGAGAGAACCCAGTCGCAAGCGCCGGAGCACGCATCTACATTCTCCCAAGAGTCGAAGTCTGGACCGAACTCGTCTTGACCGGGCCAGCGGCGCCATACCACGACAAGTTCAGATGATTCCGGCATACGGTCACAGCACTTTATCCAGTTGCTCATTTCAGTCTTCCTCCGATCCGTTCGATTTGTACGGCGCTTGGCAGTTCGGACACTCCCCGTCAGGCCGGTAGTCTTCTTGCGTGTTCAGGCGCTGGCAGTTGTGGCAGCGCATGAGCGGGGATTGGTCGCCGAGGGCTGGTGGCGAGCCGATGTATATGGGGTTGCGCGGCTTCATGGCGCTAGCTCCTGTGGGACTTGAACAGATTCGCCAATCTGTGCAGCGATGATTGCCCTGCAGGCGGCGGTGAGTCTGGTATCCCCATGCTGACGAACTCCAATTTTCGCGCTAGCCCAGAACCCGCCGCCTGCTGAATTGGCAATCGATACATCGTACTTATCGATTAGAGGTCCTGTTTGCGCCCAGTTAGCGGAAGGCTCATACAGGAGGAAATCTCGGTCTTCGGTGTAATAGCCGATCCATGGGTTTGGCTGCCACATGGCGTTGTATTGGATATGCGGCTCGATAGCCTCGATATTAGCCAGCAGCCAGTCAAGCGCCGCGCCGGTAAGATTTCCCGTGGTTACTTCGACCATGTTGCTCATGCCAGATACCCCATCCGCGCCATCACACACAGCAGCGCAATCGCAGCCGCTGACCAGAACAAAGACTTACCCATGGCGTACCTCGGCGTGCCAAACCCCTTCAATGCACACTGGAGCCCGATTCCACTTGATCGGCGCTATCAGGTCGTAACCCATAGACGCGACCGCTGCACAGATACCGGCAAAGCTGCTGGCGATGATTGGGATGTTCATTTGGCGCGCTCCAAAATCATAAGGTCAGCAAGGTAATATGCTTCACTCACAACTTCCTCGGCAGAAGTTCCGGCCATCGCTGGATCAGAACAAAAACCGCTAAGAGCCTTAGCCGCGAAGTAATCTCGAATACTCATGCCAAGCACTGGTCCGTATTGGCTACTTTCACTTTGGAAGGCTGGGGCGCTTAAATCTTTCTCACTCATTTCAAATTACCCCTTCAACGTAGAGAGCGATGACGCTCGGAATCGGCGCATGTAGCCGCCAGTCAGTCGGCGCATCAGCACCTTTTCGCGCTCTTCTTCGTGATACCAGCAGGTCAGGTACTCGGTACCCATCGACCCGTGATCCATCACCTCGCACTCGCAGCGCGTCTTCAGCAGTGCGCGAGCCTCGGCGATACATGCTGATCTGAGCGTCAGGTATCGACGGCCTCCACCCTTGTACACAACCGCCTGCGATGATGTGACTGACATGATCAGCTCCAGATTATTGCGATGACCGCCGCCGTGACGTGCGCGGCGATCAGCAGGCGGGCGGTTAGGTTAAGAGTTAACCGGATCACGGCGCGTTGCCCGGGCCAGTTCGATCCACGCCAGTTCGTTGCCATGCTCGACCGGCGTGAGATCGCCACAGCTCAGCGCGTAGTTGATCATCCCGACGGCGCGCTCGATCTGTACCTGGGCCACTGCATCGGATTCGGTTTTAACGGCGACATCCAGGCACAGGGCCAGAAGGTCGCGGCAGGATTGCGGCATGCTCATCGTTCATCATCCTGCTGTTCGTCAGTGGTGCGGCCCAAGAGCCAGTCGATAAAGGCAAGTAGCAAAATCATGGTCGCGATCCTGTGCGGTGTTTGTGATGCCAACGATAGTGGCAATCGATATGCGCGTCAACAGTCAAATGCAAATAAACGCGGTTGACAGGCGCTACCTATAAGATCTACATTTGCCCACATCAACAGCTGGAGCAGTAAATATGAACGTAGGTAAAAGCCTGAAGGTCGCACTCGCCAAGAAAGGCATGCGACAGAACGAGCTGGCAGAGCAAATGCATGTGAGCCGCCAGTGGATCGGCAAGCTGGCCAATAGCGAAAAGGCTGGAATGGGCAGCGTTGAGCTCATGGCTGCTGCCTTTGGTATGTCGGTCGGTGACTTCATCAAACTCGGCGAGGATTGATCATGAAGATTAATGGAACGAAAGGCATCGTGACGGACTGGGAGGGTGGAGAGCTCGTAATTGCCCAACGTAATAGCGTGATCACGTTCACGCCAGACCAGGTGCGTGCGCTGATTCGTTTTATCGAGGCTGGCATTGACCAGGCCGAAGCCGAATATATGGCTGAAGGTCAGCCAGATCCGAAAGGTTGGTGATATGAGCTCATGGGTGAAGCTCTCTCGCAAGCTGGCAACCAGTGCGATCGCGGCGAAGCCTGAGTACCTTGCTGTCTGGGTTCATTTGCTCATGGCGGCTTCGTACAAAGAAGGGGATGTTCTCGTCGGAAGGCAGGTTGTCAGGTTATTACCTGGTCAACTTGTGTTTGGTCGCCATAAATTCTCTGAGAAAACCGGCGTTTCAGAGGGGATTGTAAGGTCAGCCTTAAAAGTTCTGGAATCTCTCCAGCAAATAACCATCAAATCTGAGTCAAAATTCTCAGTAATTACAATAACTAAGTGGTCATTTTACCAGACGGATCAACCAGCAAATAACCAGCAGTTGACCAGCAAGCAACCAGCAGTTGACCACAATAAAGAAGTACTAGAACTACAAGAAGAAGATCCAAAGACTTGTGACCCGCCAGCGGGATCACGAAAGCGAGTCGACAACACGCCGTATGAAGAGATACGAAACATTTACAACGAAATCTGCGTGCCAGTCCTTCCTGAAGCCTTGAAACTGAGCGCTGCCAGGAAGCGGAATATCAAGAAATGCTGCGAGATGGAAATCTTCGATGGCAATCCGTTTCAAAGTGGTGAGTTCTGGAGAACGTATTTCAATGCGTGCTTAGCTGACAGCCACTGGATCGGTGTTAACGACAGGGGATGGAAGGCTGATATCGAGTTTCTAACCCGTGAAGCCAACGTACTGAAAGTTTTGGAGAGGACATGAGCAATCGAGACTTGGTTTCAATCGAGGCAGAGCATGGTGTGTTGGGTGCGCTGATGATCAAGCCAGAACTTTGTGAAGAGGTCGGTGCGTTCCTGGGGGCGGCTGACTTCAACGAAGACGACCATTCGATGCTGTACAACCTGATCCTGTCTTGTCATTCGAAAGGGATTCGTCCTGACGCGATCACTCTGTCTGAAGCCTGCGAGATTCTGCCAAGCGGAAACCACACAATCATCGTAGCGGCGACAATCTCGCGAAACGTGGCCAGTGCTGCCAACGCGGTGCGGTACGGAAAGATCGTTGTTGAGCGCTCAATGGCTCGCCGCCTGTACTTCGCTGGGCAGGAGATCATGGAACTGGCCCAGCGCAAGGGCGACTTGTCGGCGCAGGTTTCAGCGGCACAGCAAATGCTGTTTGACCTGAACGTCATCGAAGAATCGCCGGATGTCCTGCACTACCGGGACATGCTGTCAGGCGTGATGGATGAAATGGACGACAGGATCAATGGGCGGCTGGAAATCGGCCTGGAGTTTGGGCTTGAAGATCTGGACGGCATCGTCAAAGGTTTGCGTCCTGGGAATCTGGTTATCGTGGCAGGCAAGCCAGGCACCGGCAAAACTGTCCTGGGCACCAATCTGGCCGACAAAATCGCCAGCAAGGAAGGGAAGTCAGCGCTGATCTTTTCGCTGGAAATGCCGGGTGCTGAACTGGTCAAGCGCGCATTGGCAGCGGCCGGCGCCGTGCCAAAGGACTGGATCGACACGGGCGGCGTTTCCACTGATGAGTATTGGCCAGCGCTGACGGCTGCCGTGAACACCTTGCAGCATTCGGATGTGCGGATCTGCGACAAAGGAGCGCTGACGTTCAGTCGGATATGCAACATCGCCAGGTTCCAGCACCGGGTGAAGCCGTTGCACCTGATCGTTGTGGACTACCTGACGCTGATTCGCGCCGACAAAGAAGATCGGTTCGGCACGCGCAGCCAAGAGATCGGTTCGTTCACTCGCGGCTTCAAGGCGTTGGCAAAGGAACTGAATATCCCGATTGTGGTCCTGGCCCAGCTCAACCGTGCCGCTGAATCGCGCTCTGCTGCTGAATCGAAGCCACGCATGACCGACCTTCGCGACTCTGGCGAGATTGAGCAGGATGCGGACATTGTGATCCTCGGTCACCGGGCAGACGATGAAAAAGGGAAAAACGGGATCACGTCGTGGGATGTGCCAAAGGTCCGTCACGCCAGCCAGGGGCATTGCGTTCTACAGTTCCAGGGTAAGTTCCAGCGGTTTGTTTCCGCTGCTCCGCAAGACCTGATGGATTACAGCGAAGGGCAGAAAGAGCAGGGTGGATCTTGGAAATCGAAGAAATACACGCCAGGGTTCAACTGATAATCGACAGCGCGGCACGGCAAATCAACTGAGCGGGGATTTAGCATGGAAAGGAATAGCGAGGTAGCGGGTAAAGATTTGCGTGCAGCAGAGAGCTTCACGTTTGACCGTGAAGAAGACTTCAAGGACTGGCAAAGGAAGCGGGACAAGTCGCAAAAGATGATCGGGTTGCTGGCCTGGGTGATCGTCATGATCGCCGCGTCAGTCTTCGGGTTCTGGTTGGGTGCCGTTAGCAAGCACTGGGTTTAACGAAATAGGAATGGGGATTTACTGATGAAAATCGATTGGAACGTTGCACCAGATTGGGCCATCGGCCATGCCATTCACGCGACAGCAATGGGTGTGAAGGAAGTTTGGGTGGGTGAGGACAAGTATCAGCAGTTTGATCACTCGCGGCCGTTCCCATACGGCGGGACTGTTGGCGCTGATTCCTATCACAATCCGCGCCGCAACCAGTTTGCATTCGAAACGCTGCGGCCTGCTCCGTGGACTGGCGAAGGCCTGCCGCCTGTTGGGACGGTGTGTCGAATAGTAAAAATTGATGGGATCGATGCGCCATTGGATACTGAATGCAAAATAGTCGCGCATGAAATGAATGGTGATAATCCTGTCGCCGTCTATCTGCACGGAAAGGCGTATGCATTGTTTGTTGGTATTGGGATTCAAGAATGTTTTCACCCTATCCGCACGCCTGAGCAGATCGCGGCGGAAGAGCGGCCGGCTGCTGCGTATGGCATGTGTGCCGTCGTTCCAACCCTAACAAACGTTGATGCTGTGGCGCTGTATGACGCCGGTTATCGAAAGCAGGTATAGAACTGATTTTGATGAAATAGGCACATTTTCGATCTAAAAATGGGGATTTACTGATGATTACGACACATATTGACGGGTATCGGCTGGTTTTGAATGCGCAGATGGCACGGGTGAATCACGGGCCTCAGTACTCAGAATTGACGGGTGATGTGAAGATTGTTCGCCAGGCCGACATGATCCTGGTCTACCTGAAGGAAAGGCAGGAATGGCTGGGCAATGACGATGGGCTGCCACCTGTGGGGACTGAATGCCTGATGTCCGACGGCAACTATGCCGGCGTGAAGGTGAAGATCATTGCGCACGATGGTTGCCTGGCTGTGTTCAGTCTTGAAGGTCAGTACGTCGGGCGCACGGCCAAGGCGTTCCGCAAGCTCAAGACTGTTTCAGAGCTTCTGGCTGAAGAGCGCCAGGCGGCAATCGCTGAAATGTCGAAAGTCTATTACGCGGCTCGCGGCGGGAATGATGTGGCGATGGGCGCCATTTACGACGCCGGCTACCGCAAGCAGGTGGCGGAATGACTGGCCAGCTATGGGTTATGGCGCTGATATTTATCTCCGGCGCATGGGGTATTGGCGAAGTTCTTGAAGAGCGCGGCTCGACATTCTTCGGTTTCGTGTTCCTGATTCTTGTCGCTGGTGCGTGCTGGAACATTGAGGACTGGTGGAAATGAGCAAGCGCAAACCCAACAACTGCCGCCACCGGGTAGAACGCTCGCTTCGCTCAATGCTCAAGTCCAATCATGTCGCGGTGGTGTGCATCGAGACGACAGAGCGCCAGGGCATGATCAACTGGAAGTCGTGTAAGAGCATTGCGCCGAGCCAGACCATTGCTGATGCGGTGTGTGAGATCGCGCACCGTTGGACGATCCTGGTGGGCGTGATGTGCCAGGCGCCGGACGGCTCGCAATACCTGCGCTGTGAGGAAGCCACGCCGCAAGGGGTTTACCTGGCTGCGCACCTGAGCGACGTGATCGCCAAGGTGCACGACGACTTCCTGGCCGGCGCCAATCCCAACCAGGTGGTGACATCGGGTTGGCTTGCGGTGCCGAACGATGTGACCATATCCGAAGCCCAGGCCGCGAAGGTGTTCGCCGCGGTCGGTGGGTGGCAAGCAAATCAATCAATGGGGAATCAGCATGTTTGAATTAGGAAGTGGGCCAGCGGTGACGATGTATGTTCGGTGCAGCAAATGCCACTACGCGGAAAAGCATGTGGCGAACTCGCTCGGGCCATGGGCGTGCAAGGACTGCGGTTCGCACACCATCGATCTGTCGTATGGCGTTGGCGTGCCTGAGTGGTGGACCGGTGAAGGTTCGCGGAAAAAGCCAGACATCGTGGTGACGGACGAGGACCTGAACAGCAAGTCGCTGCACAGTGAGAAGCAGCGCGTGGCTTCCCAGCAGTTGCTGGACTGTGCGCACTGCGGCTCATCGGCACGCTTCGAAACGTACAGTGGCGCGCCGGTGATCTGGTGTGACGGCTGCCTGTCGATGATGGGCGGAGAGGAATACGACGGCACCTATCTGCAGCTGAAGACGGACTGGAATCGCCGGCCGCCGCTGGTAATCGAGAACGCCACGTTCGGGCCGCTGAAGAAGGCCGCTCCAAAAGTGAACGAGCGTTTGTTGGTTGTTACTGCATTCCTTGGCATAGCCATCGCCATTGTGATGGTCGCCGCTTATCTCGCCGGGGAGCTGCTGAAGTGAACAAGCGCGGCACCATGATCGATCCTGAAGAAGATCGGCGATTCATCCCGTTCACGCCTGAACAATTGCAGGCGATGGGCGATATGTACCGGGCTGGATGGTCGACCTATCGTCTGGCGAAGCGCTACGGCATCAGCCCGACGACCGTGACCAAAAGGCTGGTGGCCATGGGCGTAGAGATCCGCTCAATCGGCAACCGCAAAGTGACGCCTGAAGTGGCTCGCACGGCGCGCAGGATGCGGCAGGATGGCAGGCCGTGGCGTGACGTTGAAAAGGTGACGGGGATTCACCAGCGGTCAATCATGCGGGCGTTGCGCGTCGGGAAGGTTTGAACTGAGTGGAATGAAAAAGGCCGGCGTAATGCCGGCCTTCTCGTTTCTGCGGGTTACGCCAGCAGGTCGGTCGGCGCCAGATCCACCTGGCAATCGATCAGGTTCAGCGGTCCGGATGCGGCGTTGTGGCGGATGCGAAGCTGCCAGTAGGTGCCAGGGCCACCGTCCACCTTGAACACGGTCTTGATACGGTCGGCGTCCGGGTTGATGCCCTTCAGTTCCGTTTCGCCGTCCTGGAACGAGCCGCCAGAGTCCACCAGGTCAACGCTGATGGTCTTCGCCGCGCCATCCACCGCGATGATCACCGACACGTTGATAGTCATCTTCGCGCAGCCGTTCGGCATCACCAGGCGCGTCGGGTTGGCGATGGAGAAGGCGCCCACGTTGTCGTTGATGATCGTAGCGAACGACACCAGGTTGACCGCGAAGGCGTTGGCCAGCGATTGGGTCTGCTTGCGCACACGGGTAGAGCGACCTTTGAGCGTGTATGGCAGAAGCGTGGCCGGGATCAGTGGGCGCAATGGCGTGTAGGCGTTCAGGTCGTGGTTGACGTTGTCGATCTGTACCTTGAAGTACTCATAGGCCTTCTTCCCGCTGGCCGCTTCAAAGGCGGTCATGTACGCCGGGATGTTCAGCGACGACAGGTTGGCGATGATCGGGCTGGACAGTGGTCCGGTGCAGTCGCGCATCGAGAACCGGTTGGGGATCTGGTTCTGGATACCCAGCACGCACGAATCCGCTGCGCCATCAGGGCCAGCGAACAAGAAGCACTTGTCAAATGCGACTTCCTGGCTGTTCCACGGGAACAATGTGTTGGGTGCGCCAAGCTGGTCGACGATGCGCATGCCGCCGCTTTCGCCGCCGAAGCGGGTATTGGATGCGACAACGCTGCCGTAGTTATCGATCCAGCGCACGCCCGCCACGCGGTCAACACCAAGAGCGCCGACGTTCGGGATCATGAACGAATCCTTAATGTGCAGACGGGTCAATGCGTGCGGGTCGGTTGCCGAGGTGCCACGGTTGATGATCTGCGCAGTCGACGGATTGATATTGTCCTTGTCTGCCTGAATCCAGCTTTGGCTGATAGTCATGTGATCGCAGACGTTCTTGATCGCCTGCTTGGCCGACAGGATTCGCACCTTATGCAGGTTCAATTCCATAGACAGGTGCGAATACGGATTTACGCCGCCGCCGACGGCGAAGGTGTTGATGGCAAACCCGTCGGCCAGCTGCAGGTCGCAGTTCTCGATCTCGACCATAGAGCTGTTGGTGTTGGCGTTGTACAGGCTAATCTGGTTTCGACCACCGGCCATGTTGAAGCCTTGGATTTTCCACAAGTAGGCTTCGCCACCGAAGATATCCTTGGTCACACCCCCTGTCTGATTGATCAGGCATTCTTCCCCCTCAAGATTAAGATAGGGCGGAAGCACCAGCGAGTCAGAAATTTCATACTCGCCAGCACGGACAATCACGCGGGGCGTCGTGCCGCTAAAGCTCGACTGAATTCCGGGGATGGAAATCATGTGACTGATTGTCTTGTAAGGGATATCGGCAAACATGTTTTGGAATTGAACGGTGTCATCGATACCGCCTTCAAGGTAATCGTTCAGCTCGATTTCTTTAGAAACCTTTTCATACATGTCGCTTTGGCGGGTGTTGTTCCCCACCTGTTTGAATCCGTGCAGCTTACTGCCGAATGGCCCGCTCATGTCCTGCACGACCTTCGGCACGCCGTAGGGGTCGATGTAGATCACGTTCTGCGCCAGGTTGATCGGGCCAGTGCCGGACGTGATCACACTGCCGACGTAAACCTGCATCGCCTTGCGCGTCACGGCATCCTGGTCCGCCACCGGGTCTTTGACGTTGGAGATAATGCGGCCAACGGCGTCGTAGTAGTCCTTGCCGATGGGGCGCACCAGGGCGCGGCTGAGCCACGACATACCCTGCTGGATCAGCATGGTCAGGCGGTCGAAAACGTCTTCATGCACTTCGGGGAAAAACTTGCCCTGGTTGATGATGTCGGTGAGCTGTTCCACCTCCATTACGCGCTCCACGTACAGGTCCTGGCCCGTCGGCATTGGAACCATGGTCGTGATCTTGCCCGGGGCGGTGCCGAACTGCTCAGGCAGGCCAGCGCCGCTCAGCGTGTAGTCAGTGCCCAGCACCAGCAGCGTGGTGGCCTGGGTGATTGGGTCGACCTGGTAGGCGAAAACATCCGCATTATTAAAAAATCGGAATGGCAGATCCCAAACAGTGGTGAGGTCGTTTCCGTGGAACGTCTCGTTGCTGGTCTGGCTACTAACCGTCATGGTTGTTTCCCCTTAGTCTTTCTTTGGTGGTGGGCCGAACAGGATGGATTTTGCGATGGTGTAGGCGTCATCGTCCAATTCCCCTTCCTCAACCTTGAAGAAGGTGCGCGTGGCGCGGTTGATTTGTGACGATGGCAGGCCGAGCAGCATGCCGGTCGCGGTGGTCATGTTGGTGATGAGCGCCTCGGTCTTGGTCGAGTTGGTCGACTTGATCAGCGCGTCGATGCCGCCGCCGATTGGTGAGGCGCCACCATAGCCGAAGTCGCTGAAGAAGCCCTGCGCCGCATCGCGGGCCAGCGGGACGCCGTTGGTAATGCTCAGCAGCGTCTGAATCGCGATGTACTCCGGCCAGGTATCGCCCATCTTGTCCTTGTCGCGGTCGTCATCGTCGCCCTTCGGCAGTGCGCCCTTGATCGCGCCGGCCAGGATTGCCGGGATGATGTTCAGGTAGACGAACCGTTCCAGAGCGACCAGCGTGCCCTTGGCATCCTTCTCCTTGACGGCCTGCACGCCGCTGCGAGCGATGTCCACGTTGCGGTTCCACAGCAGTGACGCATAGCCGTAGACCAGCAGGAAGAACTTGGCCAGTTCGTTGTGCTGGATCGGCGCCAGATCCTTGGCCCCGCCCGCCATCTGCGTCAGGCGCACGGCGCGATCAGCGGCATGGATTGCGTCCTGGCCATTGTTGCCCGAGTTCACGCCGCCTTCGGCCTCATAGGCGCCCATCCAAACCGGTGTGTCGACCACGCTCTGCATCAGCGTCATCGGTACAAAGGCCCAGCGCTTCAGTGCGTCGTGTCCGTTCTTCACGGAGTTGAACGCGGTACCGATCCGGCCTTCACCCACACGGATGATGCGATTGGTGGCCTGGCGAATCGACGGGTCGAGGTTGATCGCCCGGTTGCGCATTTCACCAGACAGCGCCAGCACGTCGGCGCGGGTCTTCAGCGGGTTCATCGAGTACTTGGCCAGGGCGCGCATGTAGTGCTTGCGCTGGCCTTTCTGCGCGAAGTAGTCCATGGCCTGCGAGGCGCCGCCCAGCTGGTTGAACACGGTGGTGACGCTGTAGCCCATCCAGGCGATGGCGGCGTTACTGCGCAGTGCGGTCATGGTGCGGCGGAAGATGCCCACGCCTTTCGCGCTGCCCGGGCTGAGGTCGTTGGTGATGCCGTCGAGGATGTTGACGAACTGCTGCGCCTGGAAGCGGCCCATCCGTTCGTTCATCACCTGGCGCACGGTCGGCGCGGTGATCAGCTTGCGCGCATCGGCGATGGCCACGCGGTGGGTAAGGTCGTGAATCACGCCGCTCAGGTGGTTGGCGATCATGGTGACATCTAGCAACACTGGTGCCGCGAAGCCGTCAACCCGTGCCTTGGTGTGGCCGCGTGGCGTAGTTGCCCTGGCGCCACCCTGCTCGTTCAGCGGGGACAGGTCGCCAAGGTTGGCTTGCACACGGGCGTATTCCGGCGACAGGTAGTCGTAGACCAATGGCCAGTAACCGCCCTGCACCACGCCAAACGGGGTATTGACGGGGATGCCTTCGACCTTCTCCGGGGCGATACCGTTCACCTGCTTTTCCAGCGCGACGATGTCCGGCCACAGGGAATTTACGATCTCCCACAGGTCGGCCACGTAGCGCCAATCCGATTCCTGCAAGTGGCTGAGGATCTCGGCGTGGGCCGCATCGGTCCAGCCATTGCCGGCCAGCATCTTCTTCAGGTTGCCCGCGTTGCCGCTGTTCAGCGCCACGGCCAGGATGCCGTTGTAGTCAAGCGATTTGCCCAGGGCGTTGATGTGCACCTTCTGCCCAGCGCGAGCGCCAGCAGCGTCGAACCAGGCGTTGGTGGCCTTCATCAGCTTTTCGGTGATGTCGCGGTTGAGATCGTCGCGACGGGATTGGGCGTCTGCCAGCGGCTGCCACCAGATTTGCGACCAGGCGCCATTCGGATCGCCGCCGTCGGCCTGCTCGATGATCTGCTCCAGCTTCATCAGCGAACTGTTGGCCTCTGACAGCCAGTCGCCCATCGTTTCCGGCAGGGTGCGGCTGGAATCGTTGAGTGGCAGCGGCTTGCCCTTGTTCAGGTTGTCGCGCATAGCCTGGATCAACAGGGTTTCGGCCTCCTTCTGATCCTTCACGCGGCTGTTAGCCTGCAGCTTGCCCTTCAGGTTGGCCAGGTGGTTCAGGTGCGAAACGAACTCGTCCAGCTCCTGCAGCTGCGCCAGGCTCAGTTCCTTGTAGTTTGTCTTGCCCATGGTGTTCAGCACGAATTCAGGCACGTATGGGTCGTTGCCGGCCGCAACCTGGTCGTTGTACCACTGGCCGAAGGTCTTGATATCGTCCAGTTTGCGCAGGCTGACGTTGCGGAACTCGTACTGCTCCATGACCGCATCGATCTGATCCAGGTAGTCGCCACCGGCCTTGCCGATCTTCTGGCGCTTGCTGGTCTTGTTGTAGGTCTTCATGCGCTCGGTGATGGTTTCGACTTCGGCCTTGGCCTTGCTGGCTTCTCGGTACAGGTAGAAGTTCAGCAGTTGGCGCTGTTTGGCCTCATACGCTGCATCGAGGTCGCCGCGGGTGAAGGCGTCATACGATTCGCGGGATGCCTTGGCCTCGGCGCGCTGGTACTCGACTGGCTGGATGTCGCGCACCTTGCGTTCGCTCATTACCCGGGCAGCGGCTTCCTTCAGGATCTGCTGGCTGGTGACGTTGCGGCGGTTGCCGACTTGAGCCAGGCGGCGCAGTTCCTTGCCAAGCACTTCGGCGCGGCGCTCGTTGTGTACTGCGTCCATGGCGCGTTCAGCGATCTCGCCGGTCTGCTTTGGACCATGGCGCTCTTCCATGCGGCGCAGTGCTTCCTGCTCGATAACGTCCTTGCGCGGCTGAGCGCCCATCATGGTCTTCACCATGTCGTCGCCGGATTCGAAGCCAAGGATGTTGGCGGCCATGTCCAGGCTCAGGCCGGTCTTGCTGTGCATGAAAGCCAGCTTCTGCGTGCCTGGCTTGCCGTAGCGGTCGGCCAGTTCGGCGCTGTTCAGCTTGAATTCGCCAGCGCGGCCGTCGGGGAATTGGCCTGCGCGCAGGGCATTGCGTGCGGAGTATTCCGGCTGTAGATCGACTTCCTCGGCGACTTCGGTGCGGATCGCGGCCAACTGCTCGTTCCACCACTTCGACTGGCGGCGGGTTTCTTCCCGGGTGATTTGTTCCTCTACGCTGTCGCGGGCGTCGGCGTGTGCCAGCTCCACGCTGTTCTGGTACTGGGCAAACTCGCGCTCGGTCATGCCGGCTGCTTCGGCATCCTTGAACAGTGGCAGGGCGTCGTTGATCCGCTCGGCGTCCTGGATCTGCTCGTCGCTGGCCACCAGGCGGTCAAACACCTTGCGCACGTCATCGTTGAGCGCCACGTTGAGCCGGCTCAGGTGTTTGTAGATCGCCAGCATCCAGCGCTTGAAGCGGGCAAACGCGCCGTTCAGTTCCGGCGCCGGGGCCTTGCCTTCTGCCAGGTACGATTCGAAGCCTCGAGCGAACTGTTCGTGCTGCTCGGTGGTCAGCGGTGCATCGCCTTCGGCGCCAACCCAGTCGCGCACGGCCTGCACGTCGTCCTTCACCTGCTGCGGGGCGTTCTCGCTGGCGGCCAGGTCTTGGATCACTTCCAGGTAGTAGTGTCCCAGCTCGTGAACCAGAGTCGACAGGTCGCGCTTCTCGCCCAGGGTGATGTTGAACTTGCGGTTGGCCTGGCCGCGTGGGCTGAAGGTGATAAAGCCTCGGGCAGTGTCATCGTTGCCGCCTTGTTCCAGCTGCTGCACGTCGTCGGCTTCGGCTGCCTGCGGGTTGCGCAACAGGGCCAGCGCCTCTTCATCGCTGAGCTCGTCGAGGTTGACGCCCAGGCGGTCGAAGTATTCCTGCAACTGGTTCAGGGTGTCGGCCTGGTCGGCCTTGTTCGGGTTCTCCTGCTCGGCGCTGTAGCGTGGATTGCCGGCCATTTCATCGCGCACGGCGTCGACGATCAGCTGCGGGGTCACGTCTTCACGGGCCACGCCGGGGAAATACCCGCGCTCCCATGCGTTCATCGCCGCGTCATCGAGGGTCATGCCGCCTTCCTTGCGGGTCAGGCGGTTGCGTCCGACCTTGCCCACGTCAGCATCCAGCGCGGCCAGCTCGCCGCCTTCGTCATTCACGCCACCGGCATCGCGCAGATACGTGGCCAGGCTCTTGCCGAAGATGTCGCCGGCCTGGGGGATGTCGCCGGAACGCAAGCGTTGGATCGCCAGGGTGGCGTCGTCGACGGTCACGCGGCGCAGATCTGCCGGGGCCTTGTTGCGGATGTCCAGCGGGAACTGCTCGTTGATCTGATCGATGCCAAGCTGATTGCGCTCGGCCAGGTTGGTCAGGGTGTTGAGGTGCAAGGCTGCATATTGCTCGGCATCGGCGCGACGGAAGCCGGCCTGCACCAATTGCCCGACAAAGTCCTGCTGCGCGGCGGCGCGGGCGTCTGGTCCTTTCCGGAACTCTTCGGCAAGCTGGGTCAGCTGTTCTTCCTGCTGCTTATTCCACGCCTCGGAGTCTTCAAGGCTGAAGGCGCCGGCACTGGTGCGCACGCTCTTCGACAGTTGCGTATCGAAGTCAGCCAAGAAGGTCAGGTAATCGGCGCCCTTCATGGCCACGTTGCCGCCGCGAATCAGCGCATCGCCGAACTGCTCGGTCAGGCCTGGCACTTGCGCAAGGATCGACGGAAGGTCGATGTCGCCGGACTGGTTCAGGCGCTGCAACTCGGCGGCGGGGATCCACAGGGTTTCGAGCGGCGTGCCGGCCAGTTGCTGGGTGGCGATCTGCTGGAAGGTGCCAGGGTCGAGTTTGCGCGTCTCGCTCTCAGCCGATGCGGCGGCGGCGGCGGTCAACGATTCACGGCCGACACGGGCCTGACGCGACTTCGACAATCCAGCTGCTAGCGTGGTGAACGTGCGTTTGCCGCCGAAGGCCAGCACGTCTGCACTGGATCCCAGGCCGCCAGCCACGGCTTCCAGCACAACTTCGCCGGCATCCACCTTGCCTTCTGCGGCAAACTGCCCAGCGGCCTCGCCAGTGCCCTCGCTGATGCCTTGTACGGGGAGCTGAACGGCCAGGTTGGTCAGCTCGCGCTGGGTATCAGTCAACGGACGGCCGAAGGCTCTGGTAGGCGCCAGCAAGCGGCCGGCGAACATCATGCCCAGCGCATCCACGGCGGTGGTGCCTGCAGCCTTGCGAACGGCCTTGTCGCTGGCGGTCTGCATCAGTTCGTCATCCTGCAGCGCCTTCATCAGCGCGGCCGGATCGTTGAAGTCCACGCCAGATTCGCGGATCACGTCGGCCAGCTTCGCGTCGAACTCGGTGCCGAAGTTGATCGCCGAGGCGAGCGGTATTCCGCCGACGGCGCCAGCGAGCAACGCCGGGGCCGACGATGTTGCCGCGCCCAGCGCAGTCCGTGCGGCAAAGCCTGGGGTCAAGGATGCAATCGTGGCATCGAAGCTGCTCATGCCTTCGCCGGTATCGATCACTTGGCGTTCCAGGCCGCCGAGTGGAATGCCGATTTTGTCGCTGGTCTGCAGCTGCTGGATCTGGCGCGCTGCGGGTTCCACCGGCATGCCTTCCAGTTCAGTCTGCTGCTCGCCTACGCGGCCGATGAACTCGCCTTGCTGGCTGTTCAGGTTGCCGCGCATGACAAGTCGCTGTTCTGGATCGGCGCGCAGGTATTCGCCGGCAAATCCGCCAGGCGCTGCGCCGTCGAGGAATGGTTGCGTGCCTGCTGCTGTCGCCCTGGCAATTTCAGCATCGACTGCATCGAAGCTGTCGCCGATCTTCTGCAGGTTTCCAGCGTCGGCCAGGTTGGTGCCTTGTGCCTGGCTCGTCCACTGCTGCTGGATCGCGCCCAGCATCTTTTCGCCCAGGCTCTGCTGGTTGAATCGGGTGTCACTGGCAGCGCCCTCGATGCGGGTCAGGGCATCCAGATCGTTCTGCGCCACTGCAGCCAGGTTGCCGTCGCGCAGGGCGTTGGCAGTCTTGCGCGAAGTGTCGTAGATGGCCGCGTACTTGTTGCCCTTCTCCAGTTCGGCCATGCGTTCGCGCTGTTCGTACAGTGTCAGCGCCGGGATGCCGCTCATGCGGGCGGTGGCGTTGGCCTTGCCATATTCAGCCGGGGCGATATTTGACACGGTCTTCAGGCTGTTGACGAAGTCGGTGCGCTCGTCGTCGAACGAATCGCGAATGGCGGTGGTCAGCGGCGTTGGCTTCGGCTGCTGCACGGTGTCATCGGCCGGGGCCAGTAGCGATGGGACTTCAAGAGTCATTGCGCTTTCACTCCAAGATTCGAAATGCCCTGAACGTACAAGGCCACAATGTTTTCAACGCTGGCCGGCTCGCCGCGGCTGCGCAGGGTGCGCACAATCTTCGCACGGTCTTCGGCCGGGATGTCTTTCAGGCCGACGTCGCTGGTGCGCAAGTAGGCGTCTTTCATCTGCTCGGGTGCCACTTGCCAGAGCTGGGTGGTCTTCTCGCTGAATACGCCGGTACCGCGCAGGCGCACTTCGGTGACCATCGAATTGGCGATGTCGGCCGATTCTTTGGCAGTTGGCTGGCGCCCATTGGACAGAAAGAAAGCATCCTTCTGGCCCTGGTATGCGGCGCGGAACTGGTTTTGCGCCTTCAGGTTATCCGGCGTGGTCGCCTTGAGGCTGTCGCCGAATGCAATGCCTGCCTGCTGCATAACCAGCTGAAGCTGATCGTTCTCTGCCTTGGTCGCACGTTGTCCGCTGAAGTCGCCCTGCACGGCCTTCTCCCACGATCCCTTAACGGTGTTGTAATCGGCGTTGTTGAGGAATGGGCGGATGTCGCGTTGCAAGCTCAGTTCGGCGAACTGAGGCCCAGGCATGGCCAGGAACTCGCGCAACTTCGGTTCGTCGGTGGTCGGCTCGGTGCCCTTGCGGCGGTGATCGTCCAGCGCCTGCAGCTTCACGCGGTCTTCGGCGCCGATGTTGACCATGATCTGCGGCGGAATGGCGTTATAGCCTTTATCCAGCGCGATGTCGGCGGCCTGCTCGTAGTTGGCCTTTACCACCAGCTGATCGGCTTTGTTCAGGTCGTCGATGCGATCCATGGCGTACTTGCGCGTCTGCGGATCTTTGATCTGTTGTGCGGCCTGGGTGGCGGCGGCAAGTTTGCTGGCAGCACCAGAAGGCGCCAGCTGGCTGACGATCTTGCCGGTGTAGTTGCGGGTTTCCTCGAAAGGGATCTTGTTGATCCAGTCCTGAGTGCTGATCTCGTCGGTGCGCGGGTCGCCGTTGGCCTTGATCCACTTGTCCACGCTACCCGGGCCGGCGTTGTAGGCGGCGACGGCCAGGGTCGAGTTGCCGCTGTAGCGCCCCAGCATTTTGTTCAGGTAGGCGTTTCCCAGGGCCATGTTGTAGTTCGGATCTGCGGTCAGGCGCTCTTCGCTGAATGGAACGCCAAGTTCCGCTGCCATTTCCCGGGCAGTGTCCGGCATCAGCTGCATCAGGCCCTTGGCGCCCTTCGGTGATACCGCCGTTGGGTCGCCGCTGCTTTCTGCCTGGATCACCAGATTGCTAAGGCCATTGATGCCGACGGTACCTGCCGTGTAGGCGGCTTCGCCGATCTGGCTGCCAAGCTGCTGACGCACGCTGTCGCCCAGCAACTTGGTCACCTGCACCTGATCCTCGGGCGTCATGGTTTCGTATGACTGCGCGTAATGCCGTTGTGCGGCCAGCGGGTCGTTCTGCATCAGGCGGCCAATCACGGCAGTGTTGATGCCGCTGTTGTACTTCAGCACCTTCTGCTGGGTCAGTTCTGGCGCTTCGCCGTTGCGCTCGCCCATGGCGGTGATCGTGCGGGTGCCTTTGTTCTGGTAGAACGCCACCTGCTGCGGATCGTTGTAGAACGCGACGGCGCTCTGCGTGGCGGCGTCCAGCGTGGCGTCTTCGGCCTGCTTATAGAACACCTGGCGTTCGCCGTACTCGTAGCGGTTCAACTCGCCATTCAGGCGGGTTCCTTGCGCGGCGGCGATCTGCGCAAACCGCTGGCGCTGGCGGTCGTTGGTCAGGTTGTTGGCGATGGAATCGGCGTGTGCCTGGAACTGCGGCAGCGTCTGGTTGGTGATGTCGATGGCGTTCTTGCCCTTGCGGGTGTAGACGCCGGTTTCCTGGTTGAACAGGGCGTTGGTCTGCCACTGGCTCAGGCTGGCTTCGGCCTCCATCAGCGCGGCGGTGTCGGCGTCGTCCTGGGTTTTCTGCCAGATTTGGCCGGCGGCCTGGGTGATTGGCTTCGCGAGGTCTGCGCCTAGGGTTTGTTCCTGCACCACTTGCTGAATCTGCGGAACGGCGGAGGCACGCGTGCGCACGCCAGGCCCGTCGATGGTTGGAATTTGTACGGCCATGATTCCCCCTGCTTATCGTGGATAGCTGACTTTTGGCTGCATCAGGCCAATGGTGCCGAGGCTACTGCCGCCGCCAGAGTTCAGCGAAGTGTTGGCCGCGCTGAAAGCCTGACCAGCTGCTCCGCTGCCGCCACCACTGAACAGGCCGCCAGAGAATGCGCTGCCCAGGCCGCCGACTACGCCGCCCAGCAACGAACTAACCATGCCCGTCTTGGCGTTTTTCTTCAGGGTGTTGGCGTTGCTGATGTTGTTGGTTGCCTGCACCTCATAACCGTAGGCTTCCCGGGCCGCGTTGTTGCTGATGATCATGGCGTCCAGCTCGCCGTACTGCGCTGTGTCCTGCTGGATGATCGCGTTCGATCCGTCATCGACCACGCCGCCGTTGCTGGCCATAGCGGCGCGCTGTGTGCCGATCAGGTTCTGCGTCTGAACGCGCTGGGTGTCGGCATCGACCACGCCACGGTAACGGGCATCATTGGCGGCGCGGTTGAGGTAGGCGGCATTCTGCTTGAGCGCCGATGCCTGGCCGATGGCGGCGGCTGATTGTTGCTGCCCCTGCATCGCACCACTGATGGCGCCGATGGCGAGCGGGATCAAAGCTACCCAGCACATATTCATTCACTCCTGGTCATTTCGAATTGCCGGAATAATAGACCTTTCGGGCCATATGGCGCTGCACTTCCCATGTTAAAGCCCAGCCATTCCAGCCATCGGATCGCCGCGTGGTTCCGGGCGTCGACGTAATTGATCAGGCTCATGTGCCTTTCCAGCATCTGCGCCACCAGCGGCCGGCATACGCGCAAGAAGGCCAGAGGGTGTTTCTCGATGGCAGTGGTGCTGATCAGCCACGGGATACCAATGCCGGCGCCTGGGTTGTAACTGGCATCGCCAAGTGCTGCCAATGGGATGGCTCCCCAGGAGATCACCATGGGCGCCACACTTGAGCGCAGGCCCAGGGTCAGGGCTGATGCGATGGATTGGCCACAGCCTTCTTCGATCTCGTCGCGGTCTGCCTGGCGGGCGGTGGCGGCGATGATCTCAATATCGGCCAGGGTCATGCGCCGCACGCTGATCACAGGTCACCCCCAACTTCGTCGCGTGGAATGGCGGCGATCACGTTCATCGGCAACGGGTCATCCTGCACGATGAAGTAACGCCCGGTGTTCTGCCAGGTGTCGCTGATGCTGACCTCGGCGATCCCGTTGACGGCGGCCATGCTGCCGTAATTGTCGCTGACGGCGCGCTGCTTCATTTCGAACATCATGTTTTCGGTTGAGCCGATCTTTCCGCCGCGGCTGTCGATGACCAGCAGCGCCACGCTGGCCACTTGTGCCGGCTTGTCCAGCAGCGTTTCCTGGCCGGCGATGTTGATGGACAGGGTTTCCGCCAGTGAGCGATATGGCAGACCGATATGCACGATGGCCGACGGATCGGGGATGGTGATCTGGCCACCGGTGACGATCTGCTGCGGGGCCACGTTGCCATCCGCCAGCACGGAAACCACCTTGCCTTCCAGGTGTGCCAGGCCGGTGAAGGTGTCGCGGGCGATGGCCCATAGGTTGAAGGCCACGCCACGGATCTCAGGCGGCACCACGCCCAGCGGTTGAACCTGCACCACGGTCGGACTGGTGTAGGCCAGGATCTTGAAGCGGAACGGGTCGGCAATCGGTGTGGCGGTGTATTGGATCATGTCGCCGACATCGCCAGCGGCAAAGAGCGGGGCCGATGCGGTGACGGTCAGCGTCTCCGGCGATTGCCAAAGCGTGCCGCCCGTGATGGTGAGGGTGGCGGCCGGGTTCTGGTTGGCGCCGTTGAAGACCAGGCCACAGTCGACAAAGTGCGAGCGGCTGATGATCGCCGTGCCCTGGTAGCGCTCCATGATGCGGTTGGCGAATCGCTCGACGTAGCGTTTGGTGATGCCGCCAATCTCGCGTTCCACGCACACATAAACCGCGTCATCACGGCCTTCTGGCACGGAACACACGGAGATATAACGGCCATCGGTGTGCTGGTGTGACCAGCCGTTAACGTCCTGCTCGGGGATGTAGGTGCAGTTCACCAGCGCGCCGTCGGATCGGCAGGCCCAAATGGTGTGATAGGGGATCTTCTGGTAATCCCAATCGACCAGGCTGAAGTCCTCGATCAGGTGCGGCGACAGGATGCTGATGGTGCTGCCACTGAAGCCGTCGGCCTGCAAGCTGTAACCGAATGAAGTGATTTCCCGGCCGCGCTCTTGGGCGTAGACGACGGCGTTGCCAATCAGCAGTGGGCGCAGCTGGCCGATGCCGTTGTAACTCTCAGCTGCACCGTTGATGGTCTTGGCGGTGAAACCAGACTGCGATCCTTGCACCAGCCATTCCGCGCCGTCAGTGAACGGCAGCAAGGACTTCAGCGGCACAAGGTGCATGATCGTGTTGACTTCGTTGCTGGCCATGGTCCAGGTGATCGCGTCGTCATCCTTCTGCGGCGTCGAATAACCGAAGTTCATGAACACGCCGGTTTTGCTGAACCACAGGGTTTGCGGCTTGTTCAGCGTTCCAGCGTAGGCCAGGCGCTGCTGGTAGTAGGACACGGCACGGGGGAAGTTGCCGGCGCCCACGAACGGATCGGTGCCGGTGGGCGGGGTGTCGGTCTTGGTCGGCAGAATGTTGTTATCGGTGAAGGTCAGCGCGGCCGACTTTCCGACAAACCCATAGATCCCGGCGCCAGCGTTGTCCTTGTACACGTTGTAATAGGCCGCGCCCACCACGGCGGGCCAGGTCACTGTCGCCTGAACGTTGCTGTTGAAGATGGTCACGATGTTGCTGGTGACGGGTAGCGATTCCTCGATGGCGTTGCTGCCGTCGTCCAGCACAGCGGTGATCTGGTAGCGCCAGGTTTGCGTGTTGCCGGTGCCGCCGCCCGGGGTGGTGGCGGTGGCGCTGGCTGGTGCGACCACGCTCGGCACCAACGACACGGGCGTGATCGTCCAGTTGTCGTGGGCAAAGCGCTTGAGCTTCTGCGGCTTGTGGTTGATCTGCACCATGTCCATCACGTCGCCGGACTGGGTGAAGTTGATCTGGAACAGTTCGTCGCGGGTGAATGGGGTGACCAGCGTGAACGGTAAGCCAATGTTCGGGCCGGCCGTGTTCAGCACCAGGCCGCCGTTGCGGTAGACACGCATGGCCAGATGGGTGAATTCCAGCGCATAGGTGTCGTTGTTGTTGAACTTGAAGCGGATCATGCGCGCCACTTCGTTGTTCAGGGTCTGCGCCAGAAAGTAGGTGCCGGCGCGGTTCACGAAGCCGCCGTAGGGCGTGACGATGTAGTTGCTCAGCTGGCGCAGGCCGTTCTGGTAGGCGGCCAGGTCAACCCGACCATAGAGCTGCGGGCCGAGTTCGCCGCGGCTGAAGCTGGTTTGAATGAGGCTGGTGGTCATGCGTGCGCCTCCGCTTCATAGATCGAGATCGGCGGGTTGTCTGGCTGCTGCTGGTTGAGGCTGGCAGCCATGGCGACTTGCGTGTATTGCTCGGCCATTTGCAGCAGGGCCTGGCTGGTGGCCATGTCCTTTTTCAGCGGCACGCAAATCAGCGCGGCCAGTTGGTAGGTCAGCGCCATGACCACGGGCGATGGCAGGCGTTCAGCGGGCAGGCCACGAGCGATGTACAGCAGTTCCGCCTGCGGCATGTCGGTCACGATGCTCAGGCTGACGTCGCCCTGCTCAAGGTCGTAGGGGATTTCCTCGCCCTGCATCGGGTTGCGGTTGCCCGGGATCACGATGCGGATGGCGCGCACACAGTCGTTTGGGTAGGTGTAGCGGTAGAGCCAGTTCGTTGGCGGGTTGCCGATGTCGGCCAGCACCACGCTCTTGGTGGCAAAGCCCCAGTCGGCTGACTTGTACGACAGCAGGCAGTCCAGCGCGGTCGGGTAGAACGTGCTGCACACGATCTGTTCCATGCTCTGCTCGGTGTCGCTGGCCACCTTCGACGTGCTGCCGACGTGGAACAGGGCCATGTTGTAAATCTCGATCTTGCTCGCCATGGGGCGTCCTCCAGCGGCGCAAATGAAAAGGGGCCTTTCGGCCCCTGTCATGGTAGTGGATTAAGCGTCTGGCAGGTTTGGATCTTCCTGATCCTCGTCTGCCGTTTCCGCTGCCGGTTTGGCGCCGCCGCCCGAAGGCCCCGGCATTACTGGCTGGCCGCCCGCGTTCAGGCGAATCGCTTCGGCCTGGGCCAGTTCCTTGGCGTTGCCATCGTCCTTCTTGAACACGGTGCTGACGCGCTCGCCTTCCTTGTTCACCACGGCCCAGTTTCCTGCCGGGACGTGCTTCACGGTAAAGCCCAGGCCGGCGTCCGGTGCCGGCTCCTTGGCTGCCTGTGCCGCTTCCGCTGCTTCCAGGCGTTCCATCCAGTTGGATGCAAAAGCTTCTTCGTTGTGAATCTGGAACTTGTCGCCAACAGCGCGCAAAGATCCGAAGAAGCCCATCTGTGTTGCCTGCACCATAAACCCGGTGCCGGTGTCTTTCTTGGCCATGCTCCCCACTCCTTACCAGTTAACCGGCGATTAAACGACTTTCGCCAGGCTGTCAGGGTAGGCGCGTTCAACGGTCATGCCGTCGACCACTTGAGCGCTCAGGGTGCCGCCAGTGAACGGGCCAGATGCGATGGTGTAGTTGTTGCGGATGTAGCGGCGCATCTTCGCCGGCAACGGGATGTACAGGCGGGTGCCGACTGGCAGGCTGGCGAAGCCGATTGGTGGCAAGGTCAGCACGTCGGCGAACGACGAGTTGTCTGCCGAGTCTTGCAAGGCGATGGCCAGGGTGCCGGCGCCGGTCATGGAAGCGGTCACGCAAATCTCCATGAACAGCTGGGTGCCGCCGCCGAGGTCACGGCCGATGGCCGCGTTCTTGGTGGCGCCAGCGTCGATCACGTCGGTGGATACCGCCGTGACGGTGATCGCCTGGTTGTTCGAGACTTGCAGGTAACGGTCGATGATGCTCATGTTTTATTCCCTCAATCTTGAAAGCAAAAAGGTCATGCCGCCCATTGCTGAGCGGCGTCGAATCAGACCACGCGGGCTTCGTTGGACAGGATCGCGTCCATGCGACGAACTGGGACGTCATCGAACATCACGGCTTTCTTGCCAGCCACTTCGCCCATGTTGATGAACACGTTTTTGCTGTTCTTGATCTGGCGGCGCAGGTACGAACGGATGGTGCGCGGCACGTAGAAGCGCAGGGTGCCGGTGGTTTCGTTCGGCAGCAGTTCCAGCATCTGCACCATGATGTCGACCAGGTCCGGACCGGTGGCGGCGTCCTTCTTCAGCGTGGTCACGTCGATGTTGGCGGCGCGCACCACGTAACGCCAGTCACGCACGGTCAGGCCGGCATCCCAGCTGTAGTGGGTGCGGTAGCCTTCGTAACGACCTGGCGGGGTCTGGTTGTCGAGCAGGGTTTCTTCCTTGGTTTCGCCGGTTTGCAGGCCGCCCACGGTGCCATCCGGGAAGATGCCGTGCACGGTGGTATCGCCGAACGCGATCAGCCACATGGAAGTGTTGGTCGAACCGGTGCCGCCACAGTCGATGATGTTGTCACCGTTCTCGGCCGACAGGCTGTTGAAGCGCGGCGCGAAGCCAGTGATACGTTCCGGGTTGACCGCAGCGTCACCGTAGATCAGCTGGGTGCCCATGTTCTGCGACATGCCTTCAAGGAATGCCCGACTCTCGGACATCATGAAGCCTTCCTTGTCCTTGGAGATCGCCACCAGCTTCTTGTCGATTTCCGAGTAGGTTTCGAGCATGCCGGTCTGATCTCGGATCTGAACGGTGGTCGATTTCTCTGGCTGCACACCGTAGTTCAGTTTGCGCCAGGTACCGGTTGGTAGGCCGGAACGAATGGTGGTCTTGTGACCGGTGCCGTCGTTACCCGGCATCCATGGGATGTCCAGAAGCATTTCGTTTTGCAGGGAAAGGATCTCGATAATTACCGCGATCTTTTTGCCTGCGTCGGTTCCTTCCTGGCGTTTCGCCAAGTCGGCCAGCGTCAGCGAGACGGTAGAGAGCAATGCCATG